TGCGCCTTTTTTACGTTTACGTTCGGTAGTTGGCTTTTCGTAGAATTCTTTCTTTCGTAAAGTATCTAGAACTCCAGAATCTTCTACTTTCTTTTTAAATCTTCTTAGAGCCTGATTAATATTCTCATGCTCTTTTACTGTAACTCCAGTTCCTTTGTGTTGGTTATAATTTTTCATGTTCGTTTTGAGATTTTCTCCAGTAAGTTTAAAATATCATCACTATTATATATTACACGATCGTTGGCCTGATGTAAATCTCTGAGTCTGCCAAAATAATAGGATTGTGGTTGTGCCGCAGTCCAACCTAAAATAACGTCTAAACCTGGATCTGAAGGGCCGTCAGCATTAAAAATTATGAGATTGGATTTTGTGGTTTTATCTAATAACCAATCAACCTTATCTCCCATCTTCCAAACGTAATTAATGATATTGTGTGGTAAATCGGTTTGCATTAGTGCGTTAGATACGATAGAACTTTGTTCTTCGTTTAGATCGACATGCAATATTCTGATACCCTGTAGTAAGATGTCGTCTGGAGGGGTTACTACTAGAATTCTGTCAGTCATTTTTTAGCGTCCTGCACTCTCTGCCAAATTGTTTTTTCGCTTTGTTCGGCATTTTGCACATATCCGCTCTTTTTCTTTTCTAGTTGTTCTTGTGCCCATTTAGCAGCTTCTTCGGCTGCTTCGTCGTCTGAGAAATCTGGTTGAGCTTTTAGATATTTCATCCAGGGTAGCTCTTCGATCATTCCTCTTTCTAATAGTTTACGTTGGTGTTTTAAACTACTATCTGGATGCTCTGCCTTCCACTTTGACATAGCTTCTTTTTCAGAATGCGATGCCTGAGCAATGATTTCGTGATCCTCTTCTTCTTGCACGGCCTTTTCGGCTTCAGCAATCATTTCGTTCCATTCTTCTAGAGGTTTTTTCTCGTCAAATTTTGGTTCAAGATCTACATTATTGATTACTTCTAGATTAGGTGTATGAGGAACGATACCGTCTGATGTTTCATCGTCGGCATCCTCTACACGATAATCTTGGATGTTGGCATATTTGGGATACATCCATCCCACTGGATGAGGATCATTTGAGGTTACTGGTTTGCCTTCTGGATACAGATCTTCGTCATCGGCTAGGAATTTAAATCCATCGTCGTGTTCCGGCTCTTCTTTCTTTTCAATCGGTTTAGATTCATCTTCTTCATTTTGAGCACGGAACCAAGCAAAACTATATTGACTTGCTAATAATAGAATAACTGCAAGAGGATCGAATACCAAAACGATAACAATAATAACCCAGCGAACAGCACGTTCTAATAGATCACCATCTGGATTGTCACCGTAGATTAGTGCGGCAATATATTTGATTGGACCAACTTCTGCTTCTACTTTGCGAAGTTCAGCAGCTATAGGAGCACGTTCTTCATTTAGTTTAGCAATACGAGCCTGAGCATCACCAATTTCTTTTTGTAAGCGTCCTCGCTCTGCCTGTTGCTGTCTACGTATTTGAACAGCACGTTCTGCACCTTTTTCGTCATCACTGCGACTAAGTCTAGCATCTACTTGTGCATCCATCTGCTTTAACGCAGTTCTAGCAGTTTCGATATTGTCTTTTTCTGTTTTAATCTTTTCGTCTAGTAACGACACCTTGGCCGCAACATCACCTGTAGGAATCGCTTGATCCAGATGTGCTTTCGAAAGGTAACCAAAAATACCCATCGATGTTAATAACATCAACGACATTATGGCTAACAACAAATATGTCTTAAGGAACCGAGGAGCTCTTAACCAATTCTGTTTTAACCAAACAGTGGCTGACAATTTGCCTATTTCCAAAACAACACCCATAATCATAATAGGTATTGCCGCGGCAGCAAAAATAGCCATTAGGCCAGCTACGCTATAATAAATGGCGACAGCGGATATTGATAATCCGCTTACCAGTGCCAAATAGGCTATAAGTTTATCACTATTTTGTATTCTCATGAAAAATTATTTACCTACCCATGTCCATCGATTATCTACATCGTTAAAACAGGCAGTAGCCGACATTGTTTTTTCTACCCCGTATGCAATGGCCTGTATGTGCATTCTACGACAATACCCAGCACCACTTGGCCATGTCATTGCTGGAACAATAACACCACTGGCATCTTTTTTATACCACCGAACTGGTTCTCCATTATTAGCATAAAAAACTGCATGAGCTAATGCTTGGTTATAAGAAACCTTTTGTTCGTCATCTAATGTCTTAAACCACCCAAAACTAATATCAGTAAGGCGGTTCATAAAACCTCCATTACGATATTCAAAGAATCTAGGTTCTTCTATGTCGTTGGCAAATACGGGACTACTGACCGTAAGTATCAACAATTTCCCAGCTACCATCAGGCAACTGGCAACTGATCGCACGGTATTGAACATCCTGACCACCCTTCTTCATCCAACTAGTAAAATAACCACAATTTTTTGATAAACCAACACGAGCGACAGTTAGCCTTTTAACTTGGTCATCTGTGCATTCTACTTGAGTTCTACTATTGACACGTTCACCATTTTCAGTTTGAATGGTTTGACTGGTGTAACAGTATTGAGGTTGTTGTGCCTGCACTCTAGGAGCAGAACTACACCCTGTCAAGTAGATGACAACTATTAGACCTAGAACGATTAGCCACATCAGTTCTTTGACTTTGTAGCCGTCCATTATTGTGCTTTCTGTGCTTTAGCTTCAGCGATCAACTGTTCGAAAGTCTCTTTCTTCATTTCAAGACGAACATAAGTGTAATGACGTCCGTTCATAGTGAAGTGACCTTTTTCAGTCTTGACGTGTTTACGGATAGCTGTGTTGTCTACTTTGTAAGAAATCAAAGTTCGAGTAGTTTTCTTATCGTCTTTGATATCAATTATAGTTTCGCTGTTAACTGTGCCATTGATGCGTTTAGCAAAGTTATTCATAGCGATTGCGTCCATTTGCTCTTCAGCGGCCTGTGCATAAGCTGACTCACCTGCACCACAAGCATAGACCATATCTTCTTTCCACCAGAACCAACCCTTGACGCCTTCTTGAGCACAATCTTGATACCAAGACGGCTGAGCATAAGTCTTGCGATCTGGAATATCTTTCATTGACGAACAACCAGTAATGGCTGCTGCCAAAATGCCTACTGCGATTGCCTTTTTCATAAACTGCCTTTCTGTGTGTGAATTACGACATTGTTAGTATAGCATCACCGCCAATCAAAGTCAACTACAATAATCACCAAAATAGATTAAAAGAAAACATAGTTAATCACTATGCGCTTTGAACTATTGATTGGACAGGAACTAGCGTGGATTGTATTGGACGGAAATAATACAGCCGTTCCTTTTTTTGGATAAACAGTTTTAATAATATTACCGTGTTCGTCAAAAAATCTTGTAGGACCATCGCTATCGTTAACATAATAGATCATTGATTTTGATTCAGCTTCTTCTCGATCAGTATGTAATGGATGACATTGAATTTCATCCTCGAACATAGGAAATAACAAGTTGGCTTTCACTCTACTAAAATGTTTTGGAAATATTCCTGTTCTTTGTTCTAGAAAAAACGAAACGCAAAGAGCAAGAGCTGTAATTGCAGATTTTGGTAGATTATCAACAACTAGTGTATGATACATTTGATGAGTGTCTAAAATTTTAACTCCATTAGACACATAAGTTTCCCCGTATCCTCCGCAACTAGGAGATAAGTTCCAAACACAATCATCGTCGGAAAAAACTTGCTCCAATTTATCTGCAAGAGATTTTGGAGCAAGATCTTCAATAACGTCTATCATTTAAAGAAAATTAGTGCCATCATTGTTGCTTGAATAATAAAGCCAACTCCGATAGTAACAATATTGAGCATATCTTTTTGGATAGCTGCTTTGATAAACAATAGTGTAAGGCCTGTCCAAACTAGTAGAACTAGGTCTACGCCTGGCAGTCTGTCTGTGAGTCCAGCCATTACTGCTAGTAGGCTTGGAACGGTAGAAGCGTGTAATACAATCGCTGCCAACCAACCAAATGTTTCAGAAGAGATTACAGAAATTTTGGTTTGAACGAACTCTTTGAGTTTGTTGATGTTGTCGATCATATTTTGGTTTCCTTTCCTTTATAAAAAATGTGTTGACCTATTTGCCCAATCTTTTCCAACGGCCATCTTGGGTTGACATAGGTGGCATGATAATACAGAGCATCTTTGAGAACAGATAATCTAAATCCTTCCAAAAGAACTTTTTTTGCGACTTCGTAGCTTTCATTGTAAGCCTCCTTGTTTACTGGTCTTGTCTTTGCAGAATGGTCGCAAGCCCATGAGAATTGACATACAACCTTTTCCATAATGACATTTTTTTGGTATACGACACCACAGACATCTTTACCAAACTTACCAGCTTGAACTCGATTTAGGGTGACTTGAGCGACAGCTACCTTTCCTTCAAAAGGCTCATAGCCTGCTTCGCGATAGATGTTTAATGCTAAACAATCTAATTGTTGCTCTCGAGTTTTAATCGAAACAACATCCTGGCTGTAATAGCCGTTCTTTTCTTTCAATGTAGCAAATTTGGTTGTGGTTAGATATTGAACCAAAAAGGCTACTGCTAAAAATCCTAAAAAATAGGATACAAAACGAATTGACTTTTCCATAAGTCCTCCTTTCACTTGGTGTTGTATTGCTACAACATTACATTAGGGGAGTAACTTCACGAGGCTCTTGAAAGAACCCTGGGTTCGTGTAGTTGTCTCCATTGGACGCATGATCTCATAACTCATGTGCCTTTGGCGAACTTGACCGCCCGAATCTCACGGGTTTCTCATAGGCCAAGACTCGCGGATCCTTTTCTGCTTTTGACATACTTTGGACCTACTATCTTAGTTTCTTTGCGAAACGTAAATTTATATAGCTCATCTTTCATATTATAGCACGAAAACCGATGATTATCGACGCATTTTGGCAATTTCAACTGCTTCTTCGTCCGAAAAGATAGGAACGGCATTGCTCTTGTGCATGGTGCCAATACCTTTAATCAAGGTGCCCGTATAAACTTTGTCTGGTGCTTTGAGACAAGGAGCCATATTAGTAGGATCCAAACTAGGAATGTGAGGAGTTTCTCTACGAAATGGTTCTGATTTTGGCACATAAGTCCCAGACGACAATGCACGTTTGCGTCTTTTTTCTTCTTGCTCAATACCATGACGTTTGAGCAGGTCTTTCCAACTTTCGTCCAATTGTCTAGCCTTTCTTGCCTGATCGGCATTGCGAAACTTTTGTTTGCCTTTTTTCTTGCCTGTAGTTGACAACCACGGACCTTCCAAATGCATACTCAAAGTATTCTCCTAAAAATTTACTGTAAGGATAGTATAACTTCTTTGTCAGCGTTTGTCAACACCAAAATAAGGATCATTTTTGAGCCAATCGTAGTAAATTTGGAATCCTTCATCTACATCTACTTTTGGATCAAATCCAAAGTCATTTCGGGCTCGGGTAATATCTAATGCTCCGCGACTAGGAAAATCTGCATCTTTATCTCGAACTTCGATGCTGCCACGACCTGCCAATTTTACTGCAAGTTCGGCGGCACTTAGAAGTGTTTTACTATGACTTTTGGTGATATTGTATGTGCCGTTGGCTGCTTTGTCTGAAAGAGTGGCAGCAACAAATCCATTGGCGGCATCATCTACATAGGTAAAATCTAGAGTTTCGTTAGGACCGTTTACCTTAAGTGTTTCTCCTCGCATGGCAGTGAGCAAGAACTTTGAGATGACACGATCTTCTACATCAAGTGGGCCATACACGGCACTTGGTCTTAGGATAGTATGTTCGATACCATGCTTACGAGTGTAGTCTTTGACTAGCCATTCGCCTGCTAGTTTAAGAATACCGTATTGTCCTTGAGGACGACAAATAGCATCTTCTGTGACGAAATCTTGAAAGTCGCCATACACCATACTAGAGCTGGCATAGGTAAATCTACGAACACCGTGCTGGACAGCCTTTTCAAGTAAGGCCAATAGTCCAGTGCTCATAACTGTGCTGCCCCAACAGGGATTGGCATTAACAACTTTCTGCCGAGGAAATGAAGCAAGATGTATGATTGCTTCGATGTTGTGTTTGGGCAGCAACCAATCAAACATGCTCACTTGCAGGATGTCCATTTCGTGTATTTCAGAATGCTTGATAAACTTCCTGCGTTCTTGAATTAGATGATTGATTTCTTCTTGAGGAATAATACCATAGTTGGTCATGTTATCATAGACAACCACAGTATGCCCTTGTTCTTCTAATTTTCTAACGACATTATGGCCGATAAGTCCTAGGCCACCTGTTACTAAAATGTTCAACGTGTTTTCTCCGCTAGTTCTTTATAGCCTGCCCAGCTAGGATGAATAGCATCTTTTTGTAGTCGATCCGTTTTGATAACGATATCACCGCGACTGCGAGCAATAATTTCTACAACGTCATTTACATGAGGCTTACAGAATTTGTCATTGCAGGGAGGAAGAATCCAATATACACGAGATGCCGTTACACGAGATCTCATTGCACTCAATTCTTTAAAAGTATGGACTCCGCTATGATCGTTAGTGCCCAAACTAATAATAACTGTTCCGGCCAATAATTCTTTATCGGAAAATTTTTTATTCCATCCGTTAGTATTGATTCCGCCAACACTATAACTCACGCATTCTTTGCGAACGTTAGCTGTTCCAACTGCGATACTATCACCTAAAATTAAACATTCTAACATAAGATACCTTTCTCTAATTGTAACATACTTAACACAGAAGTCAAGAAAAAGCCCACCGAAGTGGGCCTTTGTTTGGAGTAACTGTATGTATTATCGATTCATGATATACATAGTAACTTCAAAACCGTAACGCATTTCAACTGCTTCTGGTTTGGTCCACATAGTGTTTCTCCTTGTTAACAAATAAAATATCATACCGTTGCATTAGTATGTATCTGTATTATATGACAAAAACACCATGAAAACCATACTGATAATCATTAAATGATCATAGTGTATTTTATGATCACCAATAACGAGAATGATCAACGGTATTCCAATATGCTTTATTATTTCTATTATAGAAGTTTTTCAATAAAAACCATGCCATACCAAAATAACCCATTTTTTTAAATCTCCTATTATCTTGTCCAAAATAATGATTCACTATTTTAAACTTTTCTGGAGAATATTTTTTTGAAAGGAAAAAGTCCTCGCTGGCTACATAATGTTCTTCGAATCCGCCATATTCCCTAAACTTGTCTGTTCGAGTCAACATAAAGGCCCCGACTGCGAACGGAGACCAATGTTTCAATATATTATTGATAAAATTAAAAATTGAGAATCCGATCTGTGCTCGAATATCACGGACATAGCATTTTGCATTTACAGACACTAAGTCTAAGTTATTTGAATGAATAGTTTCAACGCAGTCTTTTATTGTATAAGGAGAAAAAAATCTAACATCGCTATCTACAAATAAAATATAAGGGGTATTGACTAATCTGGCTCCGTTGTTTCTTGCAACAGCGACAGGTCCACCATCTATGATTTCAATATTTAATCTATCAAAGTATTTTGCTATTACATCTCTTGTTTTATCTGTGGATGCATCTGCGATATAGATTTTAGTATCTCCAACATTTTGCCATAGCAAGTGTTCTAAAAGACTAAAAATATAATTTTCTTCGTTTTTGCAAGGTATTACAATAGTAATCAAATCACTTAATTTATTTTCTGACATCTTCCCTCTACCTTAAAACTTTCAAACTTTAACCAATAAGACATTGTTGATAAAACCTGTTCACAGTGTTGCTGTGTTTGAAACTGTAGAGTTATCCTTCCTGGCACGTCTTGAGGATTGTTTATGTGAACTGCTATTAATATCATTAACCACATCATCCCGCTCCTTGGTCCAAGTTATGATTTCCCAATGACCGTCATGATGTTCTACCAGAGCCGTCATTGATTCTACCCAATCGCCGTCATTCATGTAAATCATACCGTCTATCTCTTTGATCTCTGCATGATGTATATGTCCGCAGATGACACCATCAAACCCACGCTTTCGACAGTAGGCTACTAGATTCTTTTCAAACTGGAATATAAAATCTACGGCTTTCTTAACACGACTCTTGAGATATTTAGATAAACTCCAATAGCCAAAACCCATACGATGTCGAATCCAATTAAACTTGTTGTTTAACATTAGAACAAAATCGTAGGCTTTGTCTCCTAAGAAACTCAACCAAGGTGCTAGTCTAGTAATACCATCGAATAGATCTCCGTGAACCACAAGGTAGTGTTTAGTGTCTACACCGATATGTTCTATTTGATTAACAACTTCTATGTTACCAAAACCGATACCATAAGGCATCAATGGTCTTAAGAATTCGTCATGATTACCTGCTATATATACGACTCGAGTGCCGCGTTTGGCGTGTCCCATGATTCTTCTAACGACATTCGTGTGGCTTTGTTTCCATCGCCATTTATTTTGTTGTATGCGCCATGCATCGATAATGTCGCCAACTAGATAAAGTGTTTCGCAAGTATTGTGCTTTAAAAAGTTGTTTAGTTGTTCTGCTTTACAATCTCGGGTTCCCAAATGTATATCTGAGATAAAAATAGAGCGGTAAGTTTTTAGCATAGTGCTAATATTTACCGCTCTTTACTGTGTGTAATATTACAGATCAGTTACAAGTAATTAAATCTGAACCACGGTCCATCGGTGTGTAAAATGCTTACCTTCGGCCTTGCGTTTCAAGATTTTCTGGAACTCAATTTGTTTGAGTTCGGCCATCTTCTTGGCGTCGTGGTCGAAGCAAGCCTTATACAGTTCCGCTATGAGCTTTTTCTGTTTCATAGTCTTGCCCCTCCTTGACTAATATTTATTAACTGTTTAACACCTTTGCCACACTAGTGATAACTGCCGCTATACGTCCAATATCACGTAATTGTTCTACTGTGTAACCTGCCTTCTTTAAAGTATCATAATGTGCTGCCACACAGAAATGGCATTTGCCTACGATACTGGCCGATAAAGCATAAGCTTCAAAACGGTCCTGTGTCGTGCCCCCGTGTGTGCTGATAGCATTCATACGTAGCTGAGGTGGCAATCCCTTAAGTGCTGGATCGTCTACCATTTCTACATACGGATACCAAACATTGTTCATACCCATTAGACTTGCGGCTGTTAAGGCAGCATCTCTCTCTATAGTATTTTCCATACCGCTTTGAATAAAGCTAACCAATTTTCCGTTGCCTGTAGCCATTGCTGCTGCCACGGCACAACCTTCTGCTACTTCCTGCGGTAGGGTTGAACGCTTCACGACTGAATCGAGATTCAGTTTAGTGTCTTTAGCATACTCAGGTAATGCTTCTTTAATTGTATCTACCCATGCTGTCATGTTTGTCTCCTTAGGCAATTACGAGACCCGTAATAAACAAAAATGCCACAAACCAAAAGATAAACTTTCCCATAGCACGATCATGCTGTTTACGGTCTTCTTCAGTAATAGGAGTTGCCTTATACTTTCCCTTGTTGTGTTTGATTAAGTTTTGTATCAATACTGGTTTCATTTTTTACTCCTTGTGTATTTTTCTAACCATTCAAGGTCAAGTTTGAGTTCTTGACCTATCCAACGAGCACCTTCTGTATGGTCACGCAGGTCGTCTCCTGTGTCTTCATGAATAAGAATGCTAATATTCTTATCTTTAAGTAACGAAACAACCTCTTTATAATTTTTACTATTAAAGTTAACTTGATACATTGGCAGAGGATGGGGGCCAATGGGCTCATCCCAAACCCTGCCTAACGAACAGTCTAACTTAGAAAGCATGTCTCTAAGCACAAGAGCAATCAAACGCTGTTCTTGTGTTTTCCAGTAGACGTGTGCGTGATAATACATTACAGTGTTTCGCCGCCGACTGTGCGGTTACATGCACAAAGTTCGCCAGTTTGTAGCGCATCAAGAATACGTAGAGTTTCTTCTGGGCTACGACCAACGTTCAAGTTGTTGACAGTAACGTGTTGGATAACGTTGTCCGGGTCAACGATGAATGTGGCGCGAAGTGCAGCACCGGCTGGAGCATAGAATACACCTAGTTGCTCAATAAGACTTAGTTCACCACGCTGTGTGTCAGCGAATTGAATATGCTTGATCTTCTTTAGATCCTCGTGTGCAGCTTGCCATGCAAGTTTGCAGAACTCGTTGTCTGTTGAACCAGTCAACAATACAGCATCACGGTCAGCAAAGTCTTGGAATAGTTTATCATATGCAACGATTTCAGTTGGACATACGAATGTAAAGTCCTTTGGATAGTAAACGATTACTTTCCACTTGCCAGCAAATGATTCGTCTGTAATTGTGAAAAAATCATCCTTACCTGGATTAACTCCTGTTACGGCAAATTTTTCTAGTTTATTACCAACTGTTTTCATTTCAATCTCCTTGTGTGTGTTTGAAAACTTTTAAGAACTTCTGTTCTATGTGTGTATTATATATCCTATTAAAACGTAAAATCAATAGGTTTTTCCTAAATATTTTTTAATAACGCTAATAGAAAAAATCAATAACGTTTTGGAAAATAAAAAGGCCCCTTAGGGGCCTTTGGTGGAATCTAATTGGATTAGAAACTTCTTACGTAGCCAATGCGCCAAGCGTTATAGTCGCTGTCACCTCGTTGACGGTCGTAACCTACATAGACATTGTCTACTTTGGTTAGATCGTAACCTAGTTTAGCCCGCCATGTTCTGGTCTGGTCACCGTTAGCATCGTTGAATGCATCACGATATCTCCAACCTAGGCTAACACCAACTGGACCTTGTTTGACCGCTACACCCGGTTCGATTGAGTAGTATGAAAAGTCTGTGGTATTAGTGAACTTCTCGCCGACTGCACCACGAACATATGCTGATACAGGACCAGAAATAGTAGCAGAACCAGTTACACCTGTTTCTAAACGAGTTGACAAGGTGTTAGTTCCATCGACTTGTTTATTTTGGAATTTAGCATCTAACTTGATGCCAGGTGCTACATTGCCTGCTACAGTTAAACTGTAACCATTGGCATTGTCGCCACCATTTACTCCGTTATAGTCCTTATACTCTAGACCCATTTCTGCGGCTGAGGCTACCGAAGCGGCCAAAACCAATACTGTTGCTAATGCAATTTTCTTCATCTTTAATTTCCTTATGTGAGATCGTGTGTCTTACTGTCTGTATTAATTTGATAACATCACGACAAATGATTAGTGAAATCACTGATCATTAGCAAGTATATAGTCTTTGTTGTGCGAGTGCAATAAAAAAGGCTACCGAAGTAGCCTTTACTATTTTGGGTTATAAGGTATAGCTACCCCAGACTTGCAGTTTCTTAGGCTGCTAGTGCAACACGACCGCCTACAGTGTTACCTGTGAAGCTTAGTGCTGCGAAGTCAAATGAATCGTCGTTTGCGATTACTTTTTTTGCGTCTACGGCCGGGAAACCCCAACCCTACGGTTTCTGCCTTACCGTGCTGTCCACTTCTCTACTCTTTGCCCTGTCGAAACCAGAATTCACCCCCACCTAAATATACCTTATACACTTAGGTGGAGGTGGTGGGCCTCGAACCCACGTCCAGAACACTTTTCCTTCCGCTTCATACAGCAATAACTTACATTATATATTTATTCTTCTTCTAAGTCAAGTTCATCTTCTTCCCAAATTGTGCCTTTCTGATCATATTTCTGATAATAGGCTTCGTTTGGTTTGAGTATGCGCCAACTGTTTGGATACTTCAATGCTGCCAAAGTGGCTTCTTCTTTTTTCAGCAGATCGCAAATAATGTAACTGCTGCCACACGAACCTTCTACATTCTTGAATGGCGAATGCTTAAACTCGTTTCCCGCCAAGGCCTTGTGCATGGTGGATCCCCAACCAAATATAATTCGGGTGATACCAAGCTTCTGGTTCCGTAACCGGATCTTATCAAATATAGTGAGAGTAGAAATAGTAGCAGAGTTGTCGCCGTCGATAGTCAGCAAACAGTCTTTGATCTTGATGCTACCTTTGGTGTGCGAGTTGTCTGGTGTTTCCTTGGTAGTCCAAGGTATCTCGCAGGTAACGTGATGAACGTAAAATGATTCCCCATGTGTTTTTAGGACCCACATAGGTATTGATTGGTCCTCTAAGTGTTTTTTGTTAAAATGGAACACTACATCCTTACAAGCATATTCAATCTATTGCATTTTATTTTCCTTTAAAAATGATAGTTTTTTTGTGTCAGGAAACTATCAAACCCCGTGAGCGCAGCCCATCCTGTTTTCGCGTCAGCGGAGCCGGAATATGGTTACAGGTCCGGCAAACTTATTTACACTATACAATCTTTATGCGAATATTTCAAGAGCAGTTCCACACTCTTGGCAAAACTTGCTAGTAGCTTTATTCTGCTTGCCGCAGGTCACGCACTTTGGTTTATGCTTGACTGTGATTGGTTCAGGCATAGTGCCACCAAACAGTTTGAACACCATGCTATGTTTAGTAGATTCCAAAAGACCAACATGAGTAGTTTGGAAACTCTGTGTGCTCTTCGAACCAGGAACAGTGATACCTACATCGTTGGTAGCGGCATAGTTGACCGCAGAGCAAGTTACTGATCCAGCTGGTGCTGCCCAATCTGCTGTAGAGTTTCGTAGTATTCCGCCTTGTGGATAAATGGTAGATCCGCTGGCTGAGATCCAGGGTGTATTGTAGATCGGACGAGGTTGTTCAAATTGGAATTCAATACGAACTAATCCATCTTCTAGTTTAATGCCACGGTGTTTTTCTACTGCACCTGTGCGTTCGATGAACTTAAACCTGTTGCCTTCTGTGAGATTACCGTTCTTTACAGAACGTTCTAGATCAATTTCTTGTCCGGCGTTGAGAACGATTCCTCCCGGAACCATATCATCACCGTCAATGAATACATTGACTACTGCTCGTTGTGTGTTGAGATTTTTTAGTAAGATTGTATATTCACTGCCGAATGGTATGTGAACTGTGTCCTTGAACTCTCTTAGGACTTTGCCGTTGACTTTGATTGCCGCGGCGAGCTTTGATTGATACATCATGTTTTCTCCTTTTACGGTCTACACTCTAAAGACCTATCATTTAAAGAGTGTTGGGTGTGGGACCTTCCCACGCATCTATTTATAGATACTGTTCTATAAACGGATCTTCGTTTGGGAAATAATGCACATCATACATTATTCCGCCAACATTATATTCAGCACACCAGCTATGTTGATTGTTAGTCTCTCTAACCGGTTCTGTCATTTGCAGCATTAACCAAACTTGATCGTGTTCAGCGCCTTCTAGCCTGCGTCTAGGAGGTCCCATGATCTTAAGAACAAATGCTTCTGCTTCTTCTTTGGTTTCAAACTGCATGTAAATCCTTTGGTGCGCTCGACGGGAATCGAACCCGCCAACCAGAGATTTAGAGTCTCCTAACCGACCGCCAGTAACCGAGCGCATTAAACGTATTTAAACATCTTTTTTTGTAGCTGTCAATAGTTTAGAATGCAAAATCATGTTTTCAGTTATTAATTTGGTAATCACAGCCAATAGTATTAGACGATCACCGTCACCGATTACTTCTTTGTCAAATTGTTCTAATATACTGGTTCCGATCATTTTCATTGCTTGCTCTTGTCCTTCTTTGAACACACCCCAATCGATAGGGTCGCCCTCTTCGTGGGCGAATGCAATGTCCATTAACTCGTCTAGGGTTATTTTAGCCATCCGATTTTTTTACCTTCTGTTTTTCTACGATCATGTTCTTCAACGCTGTTAGGATAACGGCAAGCCCAAACAGCCACAAGGGCCATAAAGATAGCAGTTGAGATAATTCCAATTGGTTTAACTCCTCCAGTATACATTAACACAAGACTTAGACTCATCATAAAAAACATCAGATAGCGCATCTTTTGTGGGAACACACGCTTTTCATTCCAGTTGGTTAGGAATGGTCCGAAGATCTTATGATTGTAAATCCAGCGATGCATACGTTCGCTGCCTTTTGAGAAACAGTATGCAGCAAACACCACAAACGGGCTGTATGGTATGCCTGGAGTTACTACTCCGATGTAGGCCATGCCTAAACTTAAAAATCCTAAAATGTTCCAAAATAATTTTTTCATGTTATTTGTCCGCTAAATCAACAAGTCCTTGAGCATAGGTCTTATCGTTGAGGAAAGTAAGAACCTGTTTCCTATTTCCTGCTTTGTTAAAACTAATATGTATCCACGGTAAGCCAGTTCCTGTGGTCTTATATTCTAATAATAATTGATCGTAAGGAACTAAATCTTTGATTACCTGTGCTATCTTAAAATATTCTGATTTCGTAACACCTCTGAACTGTATGTCTGCGGCCATGCCTTTTGGATGTTGACTGTTTGGATTGCCGCTGGGTTTCCTCCAGGTATTAGTGATAAATGCGTTCGAATATTTGTTATATATTGGTTCTAGGCAGTTGATGCATAGTAATTTTAAATTACAAACTATCTCTTCTCTAGATAAACTACCACCCGGCGGTTCTAAAGGATTATCAAAAGCCACATTCGGTTTTCGTGTTAGTTTACCTACAGTAAATCGTGGACTTAATTGTATTTTTTCTATTTTATCTAACGTAGCTGCCGCAGTTACTTCTGCTTCAACACCGCCACAATCCGCTGTTGGAGTTCCGGTGAATTTGCTAGGTTCTGTATTTTTATTACCTGTTGGTGCTGGATCCGGAACTGCCTTTTCTCTATCGGATCTAGGAACAGATGCGAAAGCAGTGGCGCCCGAACCTGGATCGTGAACGTCTTCTTCGTCGGCCTCAACTACTAATCTAATACTCGGGATATCTTGGTCAATATCGTCGCCAACAAACACATCTCCGCTTCCACCGATACGAACAGCACCGTCCGAATCCGGATTATCTGTATAGTTGATAGGCTTTCCGTGCGCCGAGACTGTGCCGCTACCGGACGATGTTGTAGTTGTAGATCTGGGATATCTAACTAAACTTGTATCAACGCTGGCTAATCTACCGTTGGCAAACACTGTAGAGTTTCCATCTGCATTTGAGATGTTACCTCCTCTATTATTTGCATCGCCAATGCGTTGTATCGGCTTAGTCATGTTAGGCCAATGCTATACCTGTAGTTGACTGAATAAATTGATCAGCAAACCCTTTATCAGTAGCTTCGCATACAGTCACCGTTGTCTTTGACAGTTTAATATCTTTTTCTGGGCTCACTGTAAACAGATACGGCATTAGCCCCGGACCTTTTTGTCCCATGCCGATAACCATTGGTCTATTTAATTTATAATATGTTGCAGTTTCTTCAGCTAATTTCGCAACTATCTCTTCGCCGCTAGTTAGTTTAAGTGTGACAACTTCACCTACTGATACACCTTTATCAATTAACATTTCTTTCCTCTTCAAAATACTTTTTAAGTTCTGTAAAGCCGCCGATCAATTTACCATCTAAAAATATCTGCGGCACTGTTCTTGCTGTTGGAACTGCTTCCAATAGATCTTCTTTGGTAAATCCGTCACCGACTTTCTTTTCTTCAAATTGAATTCCTTTTTGAGTCAAGAGTGCTTTTGCTTGATCGCAAAAAGGGCAATGATACTTACTCCAAACAATAGCTTTCATTTTATTCCTTTTTAACCTGTGAATACGACAGCGCCGTTTTTATCTGTAACCCTAACCATCAGCATACCTTTGTTTTTGTAACTCAATGCTGCTGCCATGGCAGATTCTTCATTACCATAGTGTCCAATGGTAGTCCAAGATTCGTAGGGCGAGTGTCGTTTGAATTGTGCTTTAAACATAATCTTTATTATATAGCCGGTAACTC